GGCAATTAAATGATAATAAAAGAGATCCTTTTAATCCTAGTAATAAATTATTACTACCTAATACTAGTGGTGCAGAAGCAACAAGTTCTAGTTATAACATGAATTTTTTATCAAATGGATTTAAGTTTAGAAATACTTTAAACAATCAAAATGCCTCTGGTTCATACATCTACATGGCTTTCGCTGAAAATCCATTTGTAACATCAACAGGAGTGCCTGCAACGGCAAGATAATTATGTTACAGAAAATAAAATTTGCACCAGGATTTAACAAACAAGTAACCGCAACCGGTGGTGAAGGCCAATGGGTTACAGGTGATAATGTTCGTTTTAGATATGGTTATCCAGAAAAAATAGGTGGTTGGGCTCAACTAGGTTCTGTTGAAATGACAGGTCGTAATACAGCCATACATCATTTTGTTAATACATCAGGTATTAAGTATGCTGCACTTGGCACAAGTAGTATATTGTACGCTTATTCTGGTGGTATATTTTATGACATACACCCAATTAAATCNACTACAACTTTAACATCAGCTTTTACTACAACTAATGGATCTGCAACAGTTACATTAACTTTTTCATCTGCTCATAGTATNAANAAAGGAGATATTATTTTATTAGATAATTTTACTTCNATTACAAATTCTAATTTTGTATCAGGTGATTTTACAGATGTAAAATTTATGGTAGCATCAATACCAACTACCACTACTTTAACTATAACCATGGCATCTAACGAATCCGGATCTGGTGCATCTACATCTGGTGGTATTAGAGTTAAACATTATTATCCAGTTGGACCAGCAGTTGAAACTGCAACAACAGGTTGGGGCCTTGGATCATGGGGTGGACAACAACAAGGTCAATTTACATCAACACTATCTTCAGGAATAAATGCATCAGTTACATCTTTAACAATGGCTAGNTCAGCTTCTTTTGCATCAACAGGTACCGTGCANATAGGANCAGAATTAATTACNTATACAGGAAATANTGGTGGCACACTATCAGGTTTAACAAGAGGTGCTAATGGTACAACAGCAGCTATACATTCATCAGGTGCAACAGTTACAGATGCATCAAATTATTTTGCATGGAACTCTGCAGCATCAGGAGATATTGTAACAGCACCAGGTTTATGGTCATTAGATAATTTTGGTAATAAACTTATTGCAACAATAAATGGTGGTGAAAGTTTTGAATGGGATTCAAATCCAACAACAGCAAATGCTACTAGAGCAACAATTATATCTGGTGCACCAACTTCATCTGCATTTAGTTTAGTATCAACTCCTGATAGACACTTAATATTTTTTGGAACAGAAACAACCATTGGAACAAAGTCCACACAAGANCCNATGTTTGTAAGATTTTCATCTCAAGAAGATATTAACACTTACGCACCATCAGCTACTAATACTGCAGGTACACAAAGACTTGCAGACGGATCTAAAATTGTAGGAGCTATTAGAGGACGAGATGCTATTTATGTTTGGACTGATACTGCATTATTTACTATGAGATTTGTTGGTCCACCTTTTACTTTCTCATTCCAACAAGTAGGTACAAACTGTGGATTGATTGGACAGAACGCAGCTGTTGAAGTTGATGGTACAGCATACTGGATGTCAGAAAATGGTTTCTTTAGATATACAGGTAGATTAGAATCTTTACCGTGTTTAGTTGAAGATCATGTGTTTGATGATATTAATACAATACCAAAACAACATATCAATGCAGGGTTAAACAATTTATTTGGTGAAGTTATTTGGTTCTATCCCAATTCTGGATCAGGAACTGTAAATAGAATGGTCACATACAATTATCTAGATTCAAGCGCCGAGCGACCAGTATGGACTACAGGTACATTAGCAAGGACTGCGTGGCAAGACTCAGCTGTATTTGGTAAACCTCATGCAACAGAATATGATACAAGTTCTAACGGTACCTCTGGTTCTTCTACATTTGTTCAAGGTAATGTTGATGGTGTTAGTTATTACTATGAACACGAAAAAGGGTTAGATCAAATACGAGAAGGTGCAACTACATCAATTATTGCATCAATTGAATCTGGAGATTTTGATATAGGTCAACAAGGACTCGCTGGTGATGGTGAGTTTATGATGAAAATTAGAAGAGTGTTACCAGATTTTTTAGCACAAACAGGTGATGCAAGATTAACATTAAATTTAAGAGATTTTCCAAATGATACACAAGCTAGTTCTTCACTTGGGCCATTTATTGTAAACAATAGTACAAAAAAAATAGATACACGTGCAAGAGCTAGATCAATATCATTGAAGATAGATAATACAAGCACAAGTCAATTTTGGAAACTAGGTACATTTAGAATTGATTACCAACCGGATGGGAGAAGATAATGGCAAAAATAGTACAATCATTAACACAGCCACCAAGAGAATACGATCAATTAACATTTTTATCTTTAGTAAGAGACTTAAATGGTTTAATTGAAAAATTAAATACAACTTTTCAAGAGGAGAAAACAGAAGACAATGATGCCATTGTTTTCTTTTTAGGTGAATAATGTCCAATAGTTTTATAAGTAAAAAAGTAGATATTACATCAGATGCAACATTTACTTTATATACAGTACCCGCTGCAACAACGGCTATAATAAAGTCTATATTAGTGAGTAATGATGATGCATCAGGACAATCGGCTCAATTAAACATAACCCTAACTAATTCAAGCGGTGCTGTCTTTAGTATTGCTTTTCAAAAAATAATTGAAGGGGCACAGGGACAAGCCGGAGACCCAATAGAAATATTAAGTAAAACTTTAGTGGCTGAAACTGGAGACATTATAAAAGTAGCAGCATCTGCAGCAAACAGGCTTCATGTGATACTTTCAGCTATGGAAGTACTGCCTAGAACAGTTACAACATAATCTTGATTTATTAGATAAAATCTAGTAGATTAAAGAATTCAGGTGAAAATCCTGCCTTTTTAATATAAACAAAATTTAATATATATGATTACAAGATCTCAAATGCGAAGACAACTACGTGCAAAAGGTGGTATCATGAGTGTAGAACCTAGAACAGGTTTCTTATTTGGTGGTATAAAAAAAAGAATTAGAAAAATTATACCAAATGAATTAGCAGATGTAGCAGTCAAAGCTGCACCGTTTGTTGCAATGATTCCTGGTGGTGCACCTTATGCAGCCGCTATGAGAGGTATAGGTAGATTCGATCAACGAGGTAGTATTAGTGATGCAATTAAACAAGCTGCATTAACTTACGGTGGTAGTAAATTATTTAATGAAGGTATGGTTTCTGGTGGATTTAGAGATGCTAATGCTAGTGGTATAGGACAATTTTTTAATGAAGGAACCAGAGGTAGTATAGGTAACTTTTTTAGAGGTGGAGAAAAAGCTGCAGATGTTAATAAGATTCCAAGAAATGCACCACCAGGAGAAATTGGTGGAGCCGGTTATATAGATCCGACAACAAAAGCAAATGAAGGAACAAGTTTTATAAAAAAAGGAACAGATTTTTTAGGTGATAAAGTTCCAGGTTTTGACAAACTAAATCAAATCGTACAAGAAAAATTATTAGTTGGTGGAGTAACCGGAGCTGCAACATATTTATATGAAAAATTTTTAGGAGATGAACCACCACAAGATGAAGGTGAAACTTACGAACAATACATGGCAAGAAGAAAAGAAAACGTCGGTAGAAAAATGAGAACGTATATGGATAATTATTTTGCAAACGATCCTGAGTACATGCAACTTGATGATGCTGGTAGAGATGCATTTGTCTCTAGATACAATGTTCGAGATGGTGGTCGTATAGGTTACCAAACTGGTGGTGTTACTATGGGTAGGACATTACAACAAAACATAGCAAGTAACAGGCAACAAGCAACAGGGATCCAGGCTATGTTAAATGCAGCAAGAACAAAAGCAGGTCTTCCAACGGTACAAGCGCCACAACAAACAGCTTCATCTGCAATTAGTTCTTTATCTACACCTGCACAAACGTCAGCGCCTGCACAAGCGACAACGCCTGCACCTTCTATTACAACACCAAGTTCAACACCTACACAAACTCAAGCTCCAACTATGCAACAAATAAGTTCTGCAATGTTATCAAGTAATCCAATGGCTTCATCTTCACAACAAACATCACCAATGGCTTCACCAACAGCATCATCAATAACTTCACCAACAGCATCATCTGACCCATTTGCGCTAGAAAATAAAAGATTAAAAGATTTAGAAATATCTAGATTAGGACCAATGGCAAATATGGGCGCTCCAGGTGGTATGCATCATGATGATTTTATGAAATTATCTTTTGCAGAACAAGACAAAATTATGGCTAAAGAAGATGCACGAATGTTAGCTGGCGATATGACTACAGCAGCTAATATAGCTAAATATGCACAGCCTGATGGCAGTCCAGGAAATATGGGAATGTATGTAGATGCGGTAGAAGGAATTAAAGCTACACGTCCTGATATAAAATTAACTGGAAACGAGACTTTTACAGATTTACAAAAAATAATTTATCCTGAATATTTTAACCCTGATGGAAGCTACATGACTAATGATCAGTATAATCAAAAATTTTATCCAAGTTCACTTTCTGGACAACCTTATCAACCAGAAGTTAATCCTTATTATAATGCAGATGGAACAGTAAAAGCAGAATTTGATCCAATGAACAACTTT